ATTGTTGAACTTACAATTTTCGAATACAACTCCATCTTTTCCGAGACGTGATTTTGTAATCGCAATCGTTGCCAGATTCATTTCTTTTTGTTGAAGTGTTTTTGCAACAGTAATGATTACGTGCCCCACTTGAGCCTTTTTAATTGACCCTCCCATTTGGTCAGTGGTTACCACCTCAGAAGAAATAGAACTTCTATTTCCTTGAGTTGCAGTCCAACCAACCAAGTTAAGTTCGTGACACATCGCCTCAAACCCTCTCATTACCGAACCTTCTGCCTTCCACTCGTCCTTTGATGATGACTCAGGTAATACACAATCGATATAATCTAACATAATCATATCAATTTTGTTTCCATCCGCAATCATTTTTCTAACCTGATTTTTAAGTTGGTTCATTGTCATAGTATCAGACGCCAATTTCTTCAACACAAGTTTATTTTTCATTGTTTCTTGTATTTCAGTAATCTTGGACATAACATCGTCTCTATGATGTGCCAACTCATCAGGTGGAATACCTGTCCATATTGTGAAGTGTTTTCTCTGAACAATCTTTGGATTGTCTTCGAAGAATACCTGAAGGACATTATATCCCAAGTTGAATGCTGTGTTTGCAATCTTCGTTAAGATTGTTGTTTTACCCACACCTGTTGGTGCAAGGATTACACCAATCTCACCTTTAGCTAAACCACCCTTAAGTAATTTGTCAATACCTGGTATACCCATAGGAATTGGATGTCTATAATCCTCATCCAATACTGTATCCAAGTCAGAGAAAATGTCCGTTTGACCTTTCTCTATTTCACCTACCTGTAACGCCTCTCGTACTAACCCCTCAACTTTATCATAAGATTCGAAATCTCCTTGAGTAATAATTTTTTGTGCCTTATCCATGGCCTTCTGAAGTTCCTGTTGTTTACAGAATTTCAGAGCCTTTTCTTGAACAAATTGTGTTCCTTCAAATGGTGCTTCTTTAACTTGTTTAAGTGTGTCCAAAACAATCTTAGCAACCAACTCTTGAGAAACTTCAGACTTGATAATTTGTTCAAGGGTTTCGAAGTTAGGGGTTGATTCATACTTTACATAGTACTCCTTAATCATCTGTAAAATGATTTTGAAATACTTGTTATCAAAGTATGTTGACTCGATGACATCAAGAATAGACGATGAGAAATCTTTATCTACCACAATCTGATTCAATAATTGAATCTGGAAAGTGTTCCCTAAGTAATCGAAATTTTTGTTCATATATTTGTATTGCTCCCCTGTGTATTATTAAATACTCACTTACTCAAATCAAAATCCAAATATTGATAAGATAATCTTTGTTCTGAAAAAATGTCAGTCAATTCTCTGAGAATGTCTTTCAAAAATGGTCGTACGTCAACGGTATAACGAACTTTGGGCGGAAAATATTTTCCATCAAAAATTCTATGACAAATTGTCGTGTCCCCGTTCTTAACAAAGATATTAAAGATTTCTGGTCCTTCTGTATATGAAGTGTCCATAATTGATTGGTCATGCATGATAGATTCACTATTGTCCATCATGTAAATAACAGTTTTCATCTTCAAGTGATATTGTAGATCTTCTTTAATTTCATTAATTAAATCATAAAATTCAATTGAGTTTTTTGCTGTCGGATTATACCCTCTAACATTGAAATACCTTTGAACAACAATGTTGTCGTTAAGGGTTAGGAGGAATTCCATTTTAGTGCTGTCTTGCTCTTTCATAAAGTGTTTAATTTTTGTTTGTGTTTCTTTTTTCTTTTCGTGTAAGTTTCATAAATGGTCGGAGGAAATTTACCCAAGCCTCATCGTTCTTGGGTAAGTACTTGAAGAGTCCGTCCTCCATCATCATTCTCATCAAGTTTTTGTATCCACGGTCTGTGGGGTCTATTGTGTCTGTATGTATCTGTTCCACAAGTTCTTTCCCATCATCAGTGATTAAAGGATTGTGAAGATCCACGATTTTTTTGTTTGTTTCAAAGAATTGTTCTCCAAATGTACCACTTTTAGTTTTACCAATCAAAATGTTTTCTAAAGCCTTTGGTTTTTTCTTTTGCCCGTTATTTCGTGCATTATCCAAGATTTCTTCAATAGTACATGATTTCTCTAACAATTCGGGAAACAATTTGACCAAAGTCTTTTCTCCCAACATTTCTATACCATCTATGTTATCAGACTTATCTCCTGTCATAATTTTAGTTAACAAGACGTTTTGGTGGGGTATGTTGACCTTATTAATAGTAATCATGTCTCCATACCTATAATATTGTTTAGAGGTCGGAGAATAGATGGTTACCCGTTCTGATATAAGTTGAGTTAAGTCTTTGTCGGCAGAAAAAATTATAATTTCTTCATCGATAGACAATTTGGTGTAGTAAGCAATAAGGTCATCCGCTTCGTTGTTAGTCATTTCAACCTGACGCACGAATATCTCCTCAAGGTATTGTTTAACCCGAGACTTCTGTTGAAGATATGATTCGTACTTAAACTCATTCATATCTTGACGACGATTCGCTTTGTATTGAGGATAGATAGATTTACGAATAGATGAGTTAGAGTTTCCATCCCAAAATACCACAACCTTATCGTGATTGTGTTCTTCTAAAAATTTTCTCAAGATGTTTATAAAATGGTAAATCCCACCTAAGTGGTCTCCACCATTATACAACTCCTTTACTCCATGAAATCCTATCTTGAACAGATTGTCTCCGTCCACTAATAACGTTTTAATCACAATTCGTGATTTAAGTGTGAAATAATAAACTAGTCTTCTTTTTCTTCTTTCAGAGTAAAATCACCATCAGTTCCGATAATATCTTTCCAATAGTCAGCGTACTCTTTTTTGTATTTCTCCAATGAAACTTTTTCTTCAGCAGCCTCTTTACCTCCAATGAATCCGTGTGGAGTAACAATAATTTTTCCATCATCATAGCCCAATCCGTTGATGTGGTTTTTCATTACAGAAACTTTTGTTCTTGACGCAAACTTAATCGTTCTTTTGTCTTTGGTCGCAGTAATCTTAGTTGTTCCTGCACCCTTTTGGTTTCCAAATAGAAATACCAAAGATGAATTCAACCAAATCGCTTCACCACCCTTAGCCTTAATTTTAGGTTGACCAAATGGATTATCAGGAAGTTCAACCCAAGGTTGATTAACAATAACCAAAGTGTTTTCATATTTTGAGTCAGCTTTACGAGACCCTGAAATACGTTGGTTAATACCCATTCCAATTTTATCCGCTAAAGTAGAAGCATTGTGTTGCTTTCCACCTTTTCCTTCATACGTCATCTTACAAGGAACTGAACCAACTGAATCCCATAGGAACAACAAACTATAATCCAATTCACCTTTTTCTTGAGCATCCAACAAACTATTAATGTAGTCAGTTATTTGTTCAATATACTCAAAGTTATTATTGAATATATAAAATCCATCCCAATCCAATTCACCCGTTTCTTCATCAACAACTTCTTCACATTGGAACCCCATCAATTTAGCGTGTTCAAAACTCCACTTTTGTTCAGTGATAATAAACACAGGAAGAATACCTTTTTTCTGAGCGTCAACAGCAGTCTTTACCAAAGCCGTAGTTTTACCCGTATCGGAATGACCCAAGAACATGTTAAGATGTCCAACGGCCGGACCAGGAAGTCCAACGGCATCCAAGAAATCAGTACCTAAGTCAAAAAATCTTTGAGGTTTATACTTTGCTGAAGTTGAAAATTTTTTCTTCAGACTTTCGAAATCGTTTTTCTTAATTGCCATAAGGTTAGGGAAATGAAACTCGGACACCATAATAGTATCCGAGTTATTTTATTTAATTAGAACGGAAGGTCTCCGTCAGGTTCGTCGTTAGACTGTGGATCTACATATGAGGATTTTTTGGAACCTCCACCGAATGATTCGGTTTCAACTGAACTGTCTCCGTAAACGTATCCACCTTTATCTGAATCCCACTTTGGTGTTTCACCTCTTGCGATTGCCTCAAGGTAATCAACAGGTTTTTTGGAATAAACATCCAACCATGTCAACTCATCTTCCATCCAAGCCTTTGCTTGTTGTTTGTCACTATGTACTGGAGCTGGGTCGTCATACATAATAGTTGAAACTGTAGTATACTCTTTACCCTTTGGGGTTTTTGCTTTAGCAAGTTCAATGACTAAGTCACGTCCTTTTTCAGGGTCAGTAATGTCTCCTTTGTTTCTCCAAATAGGAATAATTTTGTCGAGGATACCATCATTCTTGAAGTTGTGTTTAAATCTCCAAAACTTTACACCATCTTCTTCGTGGTCTCTATCAATTACTTTCACAATATAGAATTTTCGTGAACGATACTGAGCCGCCAATAATTTGTCAGACTCTTTACCTGTAGACATCAATTCTTCGTAAACCTCATTCAAAGGTGAACGTTCGTTGTCATTTTTTCCTGGATCGTAGAATTTCTGCCACTGTCCACCCACTTGAATTTCGTGGTACCATGCTTCTTTGAATGGTGATGAACCATCTGAAGTTGGAAGAATTCTCACTCTTCTCTGTCCTGATTTCTCTTTGTCTCCTAAGATTAAAGCGAAATACTTTTTCATTCTTTCGTCTTGCGACATTTTCGATTGGGCCCCGCCCCCTTGTTGTGATTTTTCGTACTGTGCCAATACGGCGTCTAATGAACTCATCATGTTTTTTATAGATTAAATTAATAAATTGTTTATACAAATATAAGTAAAACTGTGACTATGTCAAATAAAAAAAGGTACCTCATGGTACCTTTTATGTAGTTTGTTCGATATTACCTGAACGATGTTTTATAGACTTCATTATCTAAACCTCCGCCAGGTTGGAACGAATTTTTTATATCATTTACATTAATATCAGTAACCTCGTCAGCAGTTAAAACATAATCATTTTTTCCTGTCTTTTCCATTTCGTCTTGTTTATCATCAAAAAATTGTGAAAGTTTTTGACTGAATGGATATGAGTCATAGGTTCTTAACTCTAACTTTTCTTGTGGAGTTTTTTCTCTATACTTTTCAAGTTTAGTTTCAAGAGAATTAAGTTTATCCATAATACTATCCATCTCTCCTAACTTAGATTGCAAATCATTAAGTTGGTTGAATAAGTTGTTGAAATATTCTTCTTGTTTGGTTTCGATATTTTTTTGTGAATCTACCAATTCAGTAATATCTAATTCTTCAGAACCTGATTCTTCTCCT